TTGCCATTGGATGCAAAGCCTTGATCGAATTTTGTAAGTATAGCTTTATCTACATTGTTTGTCTCTAATAACCAAGCTACACCTCCACCTTCGTCATTCTCAAAGTCAAAGAAAGTACCTGCTTGTATATTAAATACAAAGCTTCCTTTTGTTCCCCACCGCCATTCTTTATCTGTTTTAGTTTTAGGTTCTCCTAAGACCTCTAAAGCAATTTGTGGTGCTACATTAACCCACTTATCTTGCATGATCTAAAAAGGCAAATCATCTTCTGTTAAATCACCACTCTTAGCAACTTGTTCATCAACCTTATCACTTAGACCTGCATTTGGACTAATCCAATCATCATCATTAGGTACATCAAACGTAGGAATAACAAACGTATCTTTTCTTGGTTTCCAATCTACAAACTCGAAAGACGCTCTATTGAATTCACCGAACTTACCCTGCATTACTTTTGGTTCTAATAATCTAAAAGTTGGTAAATTAGGTTTTTGCTCCGTCCATTGTTTACAGGCTCTTAGCATTTCTTTAATAGTTTCAAATTCATTAGCTGTTGGTCTTTGCCAAAGTAGAGGTCTATCCTCTACACCATCAACCATAACCCAGATTGAAAAAGCAGGTTTCCAACCATCACCATCTGGCTTTTTACCTAATGATCCTACTGTGTCGCAAAAGCTCCACTCGTAGCCATCGTTATAACGCCCCCAACCTGTTTGTAAAGTTTCAAGATCAAGTTGCATATATTTAAACTTACATTCCTGATCTGCAAGCTTAAATTGTTTATCCCTACTGATAAACTTAAGATAAATTGAATTATCTGATTCTTGTAGTATTTCCATACTTAACTCTCCTTTTAATGAACTACTTTATTAGCAGTTATTATTTCATATTCAGCTATCAGGTAAGCGGTATTGCTTTCCTTCCAACTCCCAAAATCTTCTATGACTATTCCTAAAAAATCTGCTCCTCGCTTTAACTTACAATATTCTTCCCAACAGTATTTATCAAAAGCAGCATCATAATTAATTATTTCTTCCATGATTGCACTTCGTATTTAAGAATATCTAGAAACTCCTCAAAAGATGTGAAGGCAACAGGATGATGATACTCACTATCGCTTATATTTGAGTTAATCATACTTAAAGGGAACGCTACTCTAATAGGTAAGTGGTTAAACTTAAAAATTAGAACAGGCGTATTATCATCTCCCGCTGCTTCACAAACTTGTCGCCACCATTTCTCTTTGTACCAATTATTACTGCTTCTCGCATAATTTTTACATTCAAAATATATATAGCGTAATTTAAGATCTGGTTGATTCTTCTCTTGATACTGATTGAGGTTCCTACTAACTCTATCGTCTAGATGTGTTGTCTCAAGCATGGCGTTTATCTTCTTTGCACATTCTCTCTCAAAAGCTGCTCCTTTAGCTCTAGCGTTTACCATCTAAAATCCTTGTTGATCTGACAACTCTAGTACCGTTGGCAAAGTTAGTAAATTCATGCACCAATGTTTTATCCTGTAAATCTCTTGACCAACCCATCGCTATAATCTCTTTTGCCTTTTTCTCTTCTTCTAATCTAAGTCTAGCTTTTGCTACTTGTTCGTTGAACTGTGTCATAAGTTCTCCACATCAAAATCTACATTAACCAAATCATGCTTCACAGAATTAATACCAACTTTTAAAAAGTATTCTGCAAGCTGACCCATAGGTTTGCCTGTTTGTGCTGATAGTACCTTGAGTTCTTTGTGTACATCTTTGTAAACCCAAACTGCTTCCTTGCCTATTTTCTCCATAGCTTCCTCTGTAATAAAATCTGTAAAGTTAGTTTTCATAACCTGTTAATGCATCATACATTAATATATTCATATTATTCAATCTCTGTGTTTGCAAATATACCTGCTTCATATTTTATTCTCCTCTCTGCAATATCTATATATTCTTTATTAAGTTCTAATAAAACAGCATTACGACTATTATTTGCAGCAACTATTCCTGTTGTGCCACTTCCAGAAAACGGATCAAGCACTATGCCTGCTTTTGTTTCATTGCTTTCGCAATCGCATTGTTTATGCACGCCTAAATCTATTGGTGGATTTTCTCTATTATATTTATCTAACACTCCACCAACCTTTCTATCGTCCAAACCACTTCTTTTGTTTCTCTCTACTTGTAATTGTTTTGGTCTTTGCATTACACGGACATAGGGCTTATCACAAGCAACACATATCTTTTCTGGGCAACCTGCTAAAACACATGGCTCTATTAAATCCGTAGGGAAGGTTGCGAAATGAGCGCCTTTAAATGGCTTGGTAGTAACAGTCCAAACTGAACGTTTATTTCTTTTAAAACTACCATCTTTAGAATATCTTTTTGTTCTTTTTATGTTAGCATTTGTTTCACCCTGTTTGATGGAAACTGCTTTTTCGTAGCTATCTGCCCATTTACGCTCATCTTTGCCAACACAATCCTCTTTAATAGCCTCATTATCAAAGTAATACTTCTTACTTTTACTTAATAAAAATATATATTCATGCGCCTTTGTGCATCTATCTTTAACACTTTCAGGCATAGGATTAGGTTTATGCCAAATAATATCTTGACGTAAATACCAACCGTCTTGTTGTAAAGCTGATGCAACTCTCCAAGGTATGCCGCCAAGTTGTTTGTTATGCAAATAAGTATCACCTAGGTTGAGCCAAACAGTTCCATCATCTCTCAACACTCGTTTTACTTCTCTAAATACCTCAACCAAGTTATCAACAAATTCCTGTATTGTATCTTCCATACCAAGCTGTTTTTCTTCATCGTTATAATTACGCAAACCCAAATAGGGTGGCGAGGTTATACAACTGTTTACAGATTGATCATTTAATCTTTTTAATGTTTCGATACAGTTGCCGTGAATGATCCTAATGTTATTCATCTTCACTTCTGTTTAGCATATAAATTATACAATACATAATTGCAACTCCTAACGTGCTAAAGATAGCTAATAAAATGATTGTCAATATCTCTTTCATCTTGCTTTTCCTATATAATCAAGGCTGGGTATAAGAAAACTCTCCAACATCAACTCCTCCATTTGATTTATTCTTATACCCTCCTAATATTTAAAGTTTTCCTTCTTACACTATAAGCTTCTTTAGCAGGTATAACCTTTTCCTCTTTTGCCTTGTAATGTGTCATACCCCAATTAATAGTAAACTCACCAACCCTTGCTTTACTATGATTTCCCATAGCCTCCATCAACTTCGCCATTGCGTTCTGTTTGCTCGCCTTTGCGTTCTTGATAGTTTCATCACATAACATGATTTGCCTTGCGTGATCTTCATACAGCTTGTCAAGATCAACCACTTCATCTTCTGTAGCTTCAGGATGCACTAGCACGCCATCATTCCTCTTTTCATCAAGTAGCTCAAAAGGAAAGTAGTTTTCATCCTTTACCCTTTTATTCCAATCTTCTACTACTGTTCTAAGTTTAGCTGCAAAAGCAGGATCACGCTTATAGACAAACAAACGGAAATCCGTTGATTGATATAGCACCACCAATAGTCCCCAATCTACGCCTGCACATTCCATCTGTGCTTGCATTTGTAATACGCCACGCCATAATGCAGGTGTATCTTCTGCATAGTCTCTAGTACATTTGCACTCAACCACGCCTTGTCCGTCTAGCTTCACCTCTGTTGCATCTGGTAAATATATACCTCTGCTAACATCCTCTTTTATGATTAGGTTATCTGCATGAGCCAATCCATCTAATGATGCTTCAAATAGCAGATAAGGATGTTTTGCCACAACATTAATATTAGTCTGTATATCAGTCATACCTAATCTTTCGCAGCCTTCAGTAATGAGAACAGGCTCTAGCACATCACCTGTTCTCTGGACGTTAGTTTGTTCATACCTAGTTTGCTTACCATGCTTTGCATCTATACACCTTTTAAGTGCTTCGTTCCTTGAGCCATACTTATACTCATTAAATAAGTAAGGTGCTATTGATGCAGTAGCAATATCGTCTCTAGTTAGTTTACCTACCATAATAGCCACCATCACAAATCTTTACAGACTTGATGTAGCTACGCTTACCTTTAGCAAGTTCACGCAACATTCTAATCTTAGCTTCATCATAATCTCTATATCTAGCGATCATTTTAAAGTCTTGCCTATGAGCATTTTTCTTAGGCTCTTGCATAATCCAATAGTTAAATGTAGTTTCCATTTACTTACCCTCCTTTTTATTTTTCCAAATTATAAATTGTCCGAGCAGGGAACAACCTGTACCTTCAACAGTAAAATCTTTTGTACCTTTAAGATAATCTATTGGTACATTCCATTCTTTCCAAACATTTATGTAATTCTTTGATGTATCTAAAGCACTAACATTACAAGTTTTTCTATTGACCTTTTGTATAACAACAGGCACTTTTTTATGGTTATACCTCCAATCAAAGAAATATGCTGTATCACCTTTTTTAAATGTAGTTTCCATTTACCACACCTCCTGAGTTACTTCAGATTCAATTTGTTCAAAGGTTTTATACTTCCAACCAAATTTATTTCTAGATTTTGTTGTTAGTAAAATATTATTGTTTAAAGCTTTGTTTGTAATATTAATTTTATTTTGTATTTGATCTAATGTTGAAATACAACACTTATCCCATTCTGACCTTTTAATTCTTTTGAATCTTGAATATTTTGTAGTTCTGTAAAAAACCCACTTATACCCAATAGACCTAGTTTCAACAACTCTATAGCCATTGATATAAACCCAATACATTTTCTTCATTTCCATTTACGCCACCTCCTGCGGGAAGTATTTCATAATGTTAGATAAATACTTTCTAAGAGTTCTATCTTCTTTGCTAGTTGTTAAGATTGCTTGAATCCTCACATCTCTAGGAATGTTTTTATTAACTAAATAAACATACTGACTATAAATAGCAGCAACATCTGCTGAATAATTGCCATATATATTTCTAGTGTAATATTCAATTTCTAGATCATAATTAGCAAGCTCTAACAAGTTGCCTTGCCAACCATATACTGTTTCATCTGCATAGCAATATTGTTCTAGCTCACTAGCTAAGTCTGTTATTTGTTTTTTTACTAAGTTATCCATTTACTCCACCTCTTTAAACTCTACAAGTTTATCTGTATCAATTAATTGATCTGTGCAATCTCCAAACTGACTGCACCAAACTCTAAAATCTTGACCAAACTTTTTTTTCATATAAGCAATATCACCTTTAGAGAAGTGTTCAAATAATTGAACTTCTCCCCAACTGTTATCACCTGTTCCTTTAAAGTCGTTGTAAATTAATTGATCGTTCTCGATTTTGTAGTCGCAACAATCGTTGCTAACAATTATTTCAGTATCTTTAGCTTTTGCTAGTTTTTCTGTAAGTTCTATTTTCATGTTTACTACTCCTTTTTTGTTAAACACAAAGACAATATATATAAAAATATATAGATATGCAAATATTTATAACTTATTAATTTTTGGAACTGAACTTAATGCTTCTAAGGTTTCTTGTAGGGAATCTATCTCTAAAGTGTCTGTTATCTGTTTATTTGTAAAAGTAAAGTAATTCTGCGTAGTGTTATTTGGTTGGAACTTGATACGCTTCCCTCTAACACCAACAAATACAAAAGCGTAAATATCGCAATGGTAATGCCTATATACTTCAGACTTTGCTCTTGATGGTTCATGTGCAAAAACATATTTGCCTTCTTTTGTCTCCTTTCGTGTTTTAACTTGTACTGTATATTTAGCTGATCCTAACTCAACGAGCAGATCCGCAGGGTGTTTGTCTTGAGTTGTATAACACCAATCGCAATACTCCAGCAAAAATGTTTGTACTAGAGATTCGCCTAATGCACCTAATCTGGAATTGCTTTGGTGTTGTTCGCTTGATTTTGACATTTGGCAAGCTCCTCACTATTAAATAATGCTCTCCTTCCCACCTGACTTGCGTATTTTGAATTTAGCAATTCTTTACTTGCTTCTTCCCATTGTCCTAGCTCCATATATGCTCTTGTTTTTCTGAATGACAACCATGCATTTATACCCATATTAAATACAAGATCAATGCAAACATATTGTGCTGCTATTGGAAAGCTACGCCAAACCTTCCAATGCTTATCTAATTTTAGTATAACCGCTTCGATATCATTGTTTAAAAGATATAGTGCTTCTTCCTCGCTAATACCATTAGCATCTAAATTTCTTCCTACACCCAAACTTAGGAATCCACTCGCACATTTATAAGGTTGAAGCACCATAGCTTCAAAATCTATTAAGCGATCTTTAACGATTTGTTTATCCATCTTTTAAACTATTTCTAGCTACGCCTTTAAACTTCTCAAAACTTCTGTAGCCACCCAATCCAAGTAAAGCCAAAGTAAGTGATAGTAGTCCTTCAGTTTCTATTGCTGGTAATGTTGCTGTTGATCCGCTTGCAACAATTAGCCAAGATAAAAAAGGTGCTAAAAAGAATGACCAAAATAATCCCAAACAACACACCCACATAATTGCAGGTCTTGCACCTGACACAAACAAAGATGAATGTTTAGCCTGTTCTTTATTGACTTCTATTTGAGCCATATTAGCTTTATGCAGTTCTTGATCTAGTTCATGTTGTAGCTTTGCTTTTAGATCTTTATCAGCAACAAACTTATCAAGAATATTACTTATCGGATCAATTAATTTTTCAATCATATTACATAGATGTTTTTACTATTAAAGTAACTAATGAAGCTACTATAGTTGTAAGACCACCAATGAGCCAAATTCTTACATAATCAACTGAGCTTTGCAGGGCATCTGTTTTTTTGTAGATTGTTTTCCATCTTTCCTCACACATCTTTTCATGCACTCGTAAATCTGAAGCAACATCATTAGCGGTCTTTCTAGCCATTATTCTTCTTCCTGCTCTTCTTCTTCACCTGCTAAGGTAGCACTAAAGGCTTCTATTAATCGCTTCTTATGATCGTTAGTTGTAACCCACTTATCATAATAAGCTTGCAGACCTGCAATCTCTCGACCAACTACATTTAACAAACCTGCTAGTTCTAGTTGTTCTGGTGATAAATCTTCTGCTTTGTATTCCCTGTTATTAAAATTAATAATTACAGGATTTTCATTTGTAGTGTTTTCTTCACTCATACTTACTCTCCTAAAGTAATAGTTTCAGTTGTTGGATTTTCTAATTGTTCAATTTGAGAATCCAAGTAGCTTTCTAAATTGACAACTTCTTCTTGACCCATAGCAGCTTCAACCCAACCTTGCACTATAGCTTCTGTAACATCAGCTAATGGTGTAAAGTTTTCAAGCTCTTCTGTGTTTAAAGATTGTGTGCCATAAGAAGATGCAGAAAAATCTCCTACATCTTTAGAAACTCGCCAATGCACATTATAGATTACTCCTTCATGTCCATTATGTTCGTGTGTATACACATCTATTGTTTTGCAATTCCATTCCATTTTATTCTCCTTTTAAATTTTTAATTTCACTTTTTAGTTTTTCTATTTGTTGTTGTTGCTCTTGCATACCTTTCACAAGATGCGTGACAAGTTTACTATAATCCATTTGATAATAACCATCTTCATTTTGATTTACAGCATTTGGCACAAGATCTTCTACTTCTTGAGCAATAAAACCTTCGTCTGCTTTACCATTGGCTTTCCAATCATAAGACACAGGATTGAGATTATTGATTACATCTAAACCTCTTGATGATCCTGTGATATCTTTAAGTCTTGCATCGGATGAAGTTCCATAATTTGTAGCTGATCCACTTGTTGTTATTTGACCAACTATTCCATTAGTATTACTAAATTGCATTTGTGCGTGAGCATCTGTGCCACCACTGTCTTTTAAAGTTATAAGTGTAGAGCCTGTTTGTCCTGAATTATCTATTGTCAACAATCCATCTGCTGTTGTTGTATTGAGTAATAAGTTTCCTGAACTATTAATACGCATCCTTTCTGTTGGTGATGCAGCACCATCAGCTGTAGTAAAGAAAGTTAATCTACCGGGCATATCATTACTGCCAGGTGTTCCATCAACTTCACCAAATATTTTTGCTCCTATCGAAACATTATCAGTTCCATCATTACCACCAAACAATATTGAACCTAGATTGTCACCATTTTGAACTATGGTATTACCGCCAACTGTGCCATTTCTTGATTTAATAAAATTTAATACGGGTGCATTTGCATTATTACTAAATCTTCCTATTGAGATTGTAGAACCAGAATTATCTGTGCCATTAATTTGTAATTTAGCTGTAGTGTTGCCTGCAACTGCTGTTGAACTAGCAACTAAAAAACGTCCTGAAGCATCAATACGAACTCTTTCAGCATTATTTGTTTGGAACCTCATATAGTTTGAATCGTGATCATAAAGTATTTGACCTATATTATTATCTTGAGGATCACCAAAATTTAAATATCCAAAAGAAGTATTATCTGTAGTTTGTAATTCAATACCTGCTGAAGTAGCAGCAATATCTAAAGGTGCTGAAGGCGAAGTCTCTCCGATTCCAACCAACCCAGAAGAATCAATACGCATTCTTTCTGTTACACCTCCACTATTAGGATTAGTTTTAAAAGCTATTGTTGAGCCACTTGCAAAAAAGTTTTCTATAGATAAATTACTACCTTCAGGTTTAAAGTCTACTTGTTGTGAAGATGCTGAATTTAAAATTCTAATACCAGTATCATCTATAACTTGTAATTTTGCAGCAGGACTTGAAGTTCCTATACCAACATTTCCACCATTAAAATATGAATCTCCTGCTGTTGCAATCTGAACTGTTTGTGTAGCTGAAGAATTTTTAAGGATAAGTGATAATCCTGTTGAACCTGACTGAAAAAAACCACCGCCATCAGTATTATCATTGTAATCTAAATTTAATAAATAACTTCCAGAACTTCCACTAACAATATTAAGTTTTCCTGTAGGACTTGTAGTTCCTATACCAACCTTATTATTGAAGTAAGCACTACCTGCATCTGACATATCAAGAGTAAGTGCTGTAATTCCTGAACCGCCATCATTACCATTAAATTTTATATCTGCATCTGACTGTGCCGATTTGAAAATGAATGTATTACTGCCATCATCCATGACAATAGTTCCAACCTCTGTGCCACCATCTCTAAATCTAATATCACCACCATCAGCATTAAGAATAATATCTCCACCTACATCAATATCTAAATCACCTGCATCAGAAATAGTAGAACCATTAATAGTTATATCATCTACTGTAAGAGTTGATAGCGTTCCAAGACTTGTTATATTTGGTTGTGCTGCTGTTGATAAAGTTGTTGCTAAAGTACCGCCAATCGTTACATCCCCTGAACTGTCAATAGATAATCTTGTTGCACTATTATCTACATCAAAAATAGAAAAAGCAGAATTGTTTGCACCTGCTAGACCACCAACAATTTCATAAGATTTACCACCTGAACCTCCATTTGTAAATCTTAATCTGACATTTGCTTGATCGCTTCCTGTGATTCTTTGATAAGAACCTGAACTTGTATCTAAATCAAGTTTAAAGGTTGGACTTGCAGTTCCAATTCCAACCCTATTGTTTGATGAATCAACTTTAAGTGTTGATGTATCAAATATAGCATCTCCTGAAACTGTAAGACCTGTTAATGTTCCCAAGCTTGTTATATTTGGTTGTGCTGCACCTGTAACTGTTGCTGCTGTGCCTGTTACATTACCTGTTACATTACCTGTAACATCGCCCTCTAAGTTAGAAACTAAAGTGCCGACTGCATATCCTGTTCCAGAAGTATTAACTGTTGTTGTTGGTTCAGCTTGTAAATCTTTGAATAGTTTGAACTTACCACTATCAGAAGCATCCCTAAATAACCCTGCATATAAATCTTGCGATCCAGAAGTGTCATACAAACCATAGAAGCCTATATCAACACTATCAGCACCACTATTAGCTTTGGCAAGCTTGATAAGCGGATCTTCGACCTCTAGTGTTTGAGTATTTACGCTTGTGGTTGTACCGTTTACAGTTAAATTACCTGCAATAGTTACATTATCAGGCAAACCTATCGTTACGCTTGCTGTTTCACTTCCTGATCCTGAAACTTCAATCTCATTAGTTGTACCTGATACAGTTGCAACATAGTTTCCTGTTGATTGAGTTCCTAAAGCTACAGCGTTGTTAGCTAGTTGATCTGTTCCTATAGCATCATCTGCTATGTCTAATGTTACAGCAGCAGTTTCACTTCCTGAGTTTGCAACAGTTATTCTTGAGTTACCTGCATCTGCAATTGTAGCAACATAGTTTCCTGTAGTATCTGTGCCAAGTGCTACGCTGTTTGCAGCTATAGTTGTGGATAATGTAATATCACCTGTGCCATCAAAATTTACACCTGAAGCAGTTACATCGCCTGACAATGCAATCGATCTTGCTGTAGCTAAAGCAGTTGTAGTATCTGCCACAACACCTGATAAATTATTTATAAATGTATTAGTCACTCTTGCATCTATTGCAGCATTTGATCTTGTATCTGTGTAATACAGATTAGATGATCCTTCCGATAGATCGTCTGTATCGCCTGACAATCCACTTATAACAGGCGGTGTATAAGTAAATACACCTGTTGAACTATTATAAGCAATAGCACCATTACCACTTGCTGAATCTTCTGACCCAACACTTAAAGTTGCTCTAGATCTTGCATTAGTAAAATATAGATTGCTAGAACCCTCACCAATATCATCGCTATCAAAAGTGTGTGATCCACCTAGAGATATTGCTTGAGAATTTATTGTAAGGCTAGAGTTTGCAAGCTTACTGTTTGCTATTGATCCTGCTAATTTATCATTTGCGATTGATCCTGCAAGCATAGCGTTTGTTATACCGCTTGCTTTTACTCTCAAAGTATCTGAATTTATTTCTATTGAAGAATCATCAACACTTACTGCTAAAGTTACATCGCCTGAAGTTCCGCCACCTGTAAGACCATCACCTGCAACAACGCTTGTTATATCACCAAGATTTGTATTTGCAATTGTTAATGTGCCTGCTGAATCATCATAAGTAAGACTTATACCACTTCCTGCTGTTAATAAAGAATTTACCTGATCGTCAACTCTTTCGTTAGTGAAATATAAATTGCTTGAGCCTTCACTTACAGAATCACTATTAAATGAAATGTTAGCAGTTCCATCAAAACTTACACCATTTATTGTTCTTGCTGTTGCAAGTGCTGTTGCAGTAGCACTATTGCCTGTAATATCACCTGTAAAGCTGTTTGAAGCTGTTATGCTTATACCTGTTGTTATCCAATCACTATTTGCAGAATTTCTTAACTTTAAAACATTGTTAGCTGTATCAACCCAAAGCTGATAAGCATAAGTTGTGCTTGGAGCAGTAGCATTGCTGTTGTTTGAAACAATAGCTAAAAGTGCATTATTTAAATCTGCTCTAAAATCTGCTCCTGTTTGGTTAGCTATGTTGTAATCATGTGTTGCCATATTTTGTCCTCGTTTCTATTGTAGTCTAGTAGCTGATATTTTGTAATATAAATACTTCATTATTGCGTATTATCTATAAAAACATATAAAGATTGATAAGTTGAATTTAATTTTGTTATCCACCTTACACGCCATTTAACTCTTCTGGTATTTGATCCTGAAGTTGGCAATCCTGTAATAGAGCCATTATAAACAAAGATATATGTTCTAAAAGTTCCTGCATCAAACTCTACATTTTGAATACCACCTGCTGCTTGCACATAAGAAGTTCCATTGTTTACGCTATACTCTAAAACTCCATTTGTGCAGTCACCATAAACTCCTGACCAAATAGCTTGATACTTTGCGTTGTTTCTAACATTCTCAATATCCATTTCTAAGTAAGAACCTAGTGTTGTTGTGTTGGTTGTAAAATCAGTTGATCCTCTTTGAAATTCACTTCCAAAAACTGATAAAGGAACAGTGACGCCATCGTGTGCAACAATATCTGCTGATACATTAGCAAAATGTTTTACAGCTAACGTATCAACATTTACTCTCGCAGAATCTAAAGTATCAGAAGTAATACTGTTTGCACTTAGATTTGATACTTTTGCATCTGTAATTGCATCATCTTGAACGTCTGCTGTTTTGATAGGCTCATTGCTTACTGTAAAAGTTAGTGTAGTAGCTGCTGATTCTGCTCCTATAGAATTTATAGATGTTACAGAAGCAACATAGTTTGTTCCTGTTTTAATAAAATTCAGATCAATTTTTGTATCGTTTACAATCCTGTTATGAACCTCGTTACCACTTGAATCAACTATGGAAACTCTGAACTCTTTAGATGGATAGGTTGTGGGATTGCTCCAAGATAAAAATGGTCTACCTGTTGAGCTTGCATTTGTGTCGGTAAAAGCCAAAGAGGTAACTTTACTTGTTTCTGTTCCTGTAGGAATTATTGATTCTTCGCCAACATTTTCAGCAGGTGGTGTTGCTGACCAAGTATATATATCAACGTATTCTAAAGCTTGTATGCCAACCAAACCATTATCTAAAAGATTTACTGTTTCAACCCTGTAGTTAGCACTTGATAAGTTGTAAGGACTATATGTTATATCAACAACATCTCCTGCTGTAAGATTGAGCAATCTGGGTGTAGCTACGAAAGATATAGTTTTTTGTTTTCGACTTCTTTCTAAGATTGCTTTACCCATGTTAAATGCATTATATGGATTTGTAATATATTGAAATTCAACTGTTGTTTCTAATTCTTCTCCACCATCATCATTTTTATAAGTTGTTGTGCTGTCGTTATGAAAAACAGTTTTAGTATCTGATTCATATTTTTTTTGTGCATTGAAAAATTGGACAACAACTTTATTAAGTTTTTCAGCTTTATCTTCATATCTAATTTTTATACCTGAATCGATTATATGATCATCGGTAATACTGAAAGAAGATGAAGCAGTGTCCTCTACTAAAACACTATACTTACCATCAATATAATTTAAAAATCCTCGCATATTAGATAATAAATCTCTTGCGTTATCTAAAACAGTTTTATTTGTGTCTAGCACACCATCACATTGCAATCTTCTTGTTTGAGTTAAAACACTTCCTGATTCGCTATCATACATAAATTTACCAACTGCACTTCCACCACCATTACCTGTATCAGATGAATTAGCTAACACAGTTGTTAAATTTAAATCAGTTGCTTCAATGGTAAAAGTATTAGCATCTACAATTGTTGCAATCGTATAACCTTTGTTAAGAACAGTTGTAGTAATATTACCACCAAGACTTGTAGCACCTGCAAAAAGCACCCTATCGTTTGCAGAAGCATTGTGTGAAGTGCAAGTAACAGTAAGTGTTGCATCTCCATTTGTTGCTGAAAAGGTTACACTTTTACTTACTTTTGCAGGCGGAACGCCATCTGTATAAATTCTATAATTAGTGCTTTGTGTATGTGGTGTAAACCTTTGTATATCAATAACATTATTTTGATTGATAATAACTGAACCACCACTATCTTTTACACTAAGCAATTCACCACCTTTTATTTTTTTCCAAGTAGCTTCATCAACAGTAATAAAACCATCTTCTACATCTGCTGAAAAAGTTGCAGAAGAATATGATCCACCATAATCAGGAACATCGACTACTGTATCTGCCGTGTTAGCTGCTGTTTGAAATGACTGCAAATCTATTAGTGATGAAGCTAATCCTTTACCATAATCTTGATGTATATAATCTAAAAGTGTCAACGCTGCATTGTTAGACCACTCATAAGTAGTTGGATCAGCTATTCTATGCGAACCACTGCCACCTGTTATTGAGCCATCTAGTCTTGGATCATATAATTTTTTACCTTTTACAACTACTGTTAATTCTGGCACAGAAGTAAACATACCTTTTTCGTCATACTGAAAAGATGCTGCTATGTAAGCAATACCTCTTAGTCTGTGGTTACTTGTAAATTTGGCAGACTGTGAAGCGTTTAGCATAGGATCAACTGTTTGATCATCTGCTCCATGATGTGCGTTAAAAACCATTCTGTATATTTTTGCAGGATCATCACCCGATCTTCCATCACCTCTAAAACTTCCAGAAGATGTTCCGATTTGGCTTACAGTATTTAATGATCCTGCACCACTAGATATTTTGTCTGATCCTGTATAGTAACCATCTCTGAAAACTGTTGTATCAGATAAAGGAACTCCATTTATTTCTATAGTATCTAGTTCAATTGAATCTACTTCACCAAGACATAAACCATATATAACAAATAATTCTTTTGAGTTGCCTGAATCTGTGTCCATATATAGAAGTGTAGAACCAACCCTTCTTCTCCCATATATGATTGGAATTTTGCCACCTTGAGCAGTTTTAGTAGCTAGTATATCTTGTCCTTGATCTTGTAGTTCTTTAGCTGTTCTAAAATTTTTAATACCTACAATTGCAGTTATTATTGTTAAAGCAGTCTGCAAAAATGAAAAAATACCCACTAACTACCCCACCTAATATTTGATTTTGTAATATGTGCATACTCTAATCCGACATCGCTTGCAAAAGCTAATTGTTGTGATTCATCAGTAAAGTGCCTGCCTTTTTTTAAGTTCCAATTTGACCAATGATTCGAACAAGTTACAGTTATTTTTGAATCTGTTTTGCTTTCTTCAACTTCAACATTTTTTATATTTCCTGAGAAATAAGTTAGTGCATCTATAAATGAATCATTTGAATCAAAAAAACCAAGATAAATATTTACTGAATTATCAATATAGTTTTGATCATCAAATACTGATATCAGTGTTGAATTTATGTTTGATAACTCAATGGATGTTTCTTCTACTTTAAGCTCTCCTGTTTCTGGTGTCGTGCTTACTGCTATTATTTCACCAGAAGATGTATAGGTATTTGAATCGTAAGTTACGTCAAACTGATTATCAGTTAATCTAAAAACTGTTGATGTATTTATTTCTAACAGGAAGCAAAATGTATTAGTGGGATTTGCTAGTTGCGTAAGTAAAGATGAACTTAAACTTCTTGACATTATTCAATGCACTCTCGCAATGAAAAGCTAACAGAAAACAATCCAGAAGCATCTGTTGTATATAGAACATCACTATCTAGATATACTTTAAAGTTTGGTTGATCAACTGTAACTGCTTCGCTGTTTGCAAGCGTAGATATTATGCTAGGTGATATTGTTGCTGTGCCATTGCCACTACTATCTGAATCTAAATCTGATTCAAGAATATAGACCTTATCGTGATTAGCAAACTTAATTACATCTCCTGCTTTCAAAACATCTGTTGTTGAATTATCAAAACCTGACAATGCTATTGTTGAATCTCCTACGCTATGAGATCCATTAACAACTATATCTGTTTGAGTTCTATTAGCACCTCTATTTGTAATTGGATATGTGTAATCAAATTTATCAAAAGAGTTTTGCTGTTTTTTAAGGAAAGCAAAAACATCCATCGCATCATCTTTTGATAAAGGTGGTAATGTAATATCCAGAGTAAAATATTGTGATCCGTATTTCCTAGTAACTCTTTTACCAGATACAGATTGATTAATTAAGTTAGGTCTATTGTCTTGCAATGATAAGCTGCTAGGTTTTATGGTTGTTGGAAAAGTACCTGACATTATGCTATCCCCATTTTACCTCTTGAGTTATAAGCTTGATTTACCATGCTTATTATCATGTTTTTTCTAGTAGCAAGCAATTCATCAAAACCTGCTGCATCTACTGTAGATATATTAAAGTTTACAGTTGCACCCATACCTTGTCCTTTTGTGTGATCTATAACTGTTTCGTTAGGATGTAATATTGCAGGGAAGCCACCACGTCCATCTACACCACCTGCTCTAACACCCATACCTGTATAACCACCACCTTCAGCATCAAATAGAGTGCCACCATCTGTCAATCTATTAAATTCCATAAGATCACCCAACTTACCACCTGCAAGCATATTTCTAAATGGATCAATTAATCTAGCAACTAGTAATTGTTGAATTGCAACCCTAATAAGTTGTTCTACAACAAAATCTGCAAAACTCTTAAATGATAACTTTCCATTTCTTAAGCCTTCCACAATACTATCTTCAAATTTTTTCATTGAATTAACTGCAATAGTATCAAGTGTTTTTGAAACGTCTGCTAGTGAATCTTTAAATGCATTTATTGGATTTACCCTATCAAGCTCATTGTTAGCTTTTACTAATGAACTTAAAAAGCCATCTTGACCATCTCTTAAATCTTCTAAGGTGATTTTGTATTTATTTAATTTATTTGCAGTTTCTTCTGCTGCTTCACCATGATTAGTTGTTTGTCTTTTCAAAAATCTAATGTCTCCTTCTAAACCCTGTATAGGAAATCTAAGACCATCTATCTCATTAGTTAAATCTTTAAAAGGTATTGATTCTAAAATTGCAATACCTAATTCTCTAAAAACTATTTCTAATTCTAAAGCTTTAATTTGCACCTCTCTAAGCGTTGTTGCAAATTGATCTCTAAAATTACCAACAGCAATAATTGCATTTTTAGCAAACTCAACAATTGAGTTTTGTATAAATACAGCTATAGCATCCATACCACCAAAGTCATCTATTATCTTTTGTATCTTATCTGCAATTGTTACTTGTATTTTTTCAAAAATAGGTAAAAAACTAGCTGAAACATTATTAACAAAAGAGCCAATTTGCATTTTAATAACACCAACAGCATCGTTAAAAGCTTCAACTCTTCTTATAGTTTTTGTAGATAAAATTAAACCTAATCGTTCTGCTCTATCAATAAAACCATCCATACCTCTATTTGCTAAATCTTCAAGAGCATTTGTAAGTAAAATACCTTGTCGACCAAACAAGTTAGCTAGTGCTGTTGCTTTTTGTGTTTGACTTCCAAGACCACTTATACCAATCGCTACTTCTTCTAATAAAGTATCTGTAGATTTAAAATGACCATCCGTAGTTTCAAGCTCTACACCAAGAGCTTTAAAAATATCAGTCATAGTTTTAAGACCACGCTGAGAATCACCAACCGATCTTGCAAATTTCTCAAGTGCTTTATTAGCACCTTCAATATTTGTACCTGATTCTCTAGCAGCTAAATGAAAAGCTTGAATAGCAGAAGTAGTAATACCTGTTCTCGTTGCAGTTTTGCCAATGGCATCAATAAAGTCAAAAGATTTATTTACAACTAAAGCTAAAGCACCTGCTGCTGCTGTAGCAGCTAAACCAACACCTGCTACACCTTTTGCAGCACTAGCTGAAGCTGAACCAACTCCTTTCAATCCTTTAGTTACAGAATTAAAAGCAGCTTTAGTTCTATCTACTGCTGAAAGTTCAAATTTTACTTGTCTCTTTGCCATTACTTCTTGCTCTCTTCTTTTTTCAATTCAAAGTATGCAATCCAACCTTGATACTCTTCGATACTAATACTTTGCAATTCTTGTAATGTCTTGCCTAGTTTTTCTGCTAGTGCATATTGGAAAAACAAATTAGTATCTTTTTTTACTTTTTTTTGACATCCTCAATAGGCTCTTGTCCCATTATTTGTTGTGCTACACGCATCAATACTTCTCTATCTACGTTGTTAAGCAGATCATTCTTATTACCAATGTCAAAAAGTTTATTGCCATCGGCATCAAGAGCTTTATAAATTAGCACATAAGCCATCATCGTAAGATCATCCTCTTTACTAAGTCTGTACAACTTAGAGGTTTCTCCTAGTGATAATGGCTTACTGTAAATATATAAAGGCTCATTTTCATCTCCCCATTCAGGAACTTCAATCTTAGTGATCTCTTGACCGCTAAAATGTTGTTTGGCTTTATCTATAACTGACATTAATAAGTGCCTGTTGTTAAGCCACCTGTTCCTTGAACAGTAATAGTAGATTCTACTAAACCATCAAATGAAGATGATACAGATTTACCTGTAACAATTGCTGTGCCTGTAAGTTTTACATCGCCACTTGCTGTTCCTTCTGGAGCAAAATTGAGTGTTACTGATGAACCTACAGATAAAGCTGTCTGTCCATTAGTATCAGTTTCATCATATAAAACGTCAACTGATCCACTAAAGTCTTTAATAGAAGCTAAGTAAGTTTTGCTTGAATCACCCATACTTGTATCTTCTACAACGTCTATAGATTCATCAATACTAAAACTTCTGATCTCAGCAATAGCGTTAGAACCAACTTGAACAGTGCCTTCCTTTCCTAAGTGAGTTGCCATAGTTATTCCTCGTTTTTAGTTTTAGAAGAAGATTTAACTTTATCTTTCGATGGGATTGCTTCTTCCTTCCAACCCTTACTCAACAAATACTCAACACTATCAGGGTGAGCATCTATAGAACTTTTACCATTTGGACTAATTAATTTCATAATTTTCCCTCTTTAAACTGCTACATCAGGATTGGTTTCCTGAACGTAGTATTTTGTTAAAAATGTAAGCGAAACAAAACCCATTGGTTGTTCGCCTTCCGCATTAAACTCTATTTCTGTTGATTCTAAAAAAGTGTCTTTTGCAAGACCACCCAATGTTGTATCAGCAGCAATAGCTTCTTCAACTTCTTTGCATATTGTATCAATAGTATCATCAAAGTTCGAAGTTCCTTTTGCATAGCCTTCTACAATCACGCTTAGATCTCTTTGCATAACTCTATCATTATGCATAACTAGTGGTTCAGATGTTTCTGATTTTGTGTAAATTACTAATGCAGGCAAAGTATCTAAAGGATAAACTCTTGATTCATGCACCCTTGTTCCTGTAGTTGTTAAATTATTAAGATTTGTTCCAAAGTATTCTCTAATCTGTTGTCTTACATGATTTGCCATTACACTTCCTCAAGAATTAGAGATGAAAAACCTGTGCGATCTTTCTGCACATTAACAATAGTGTAGTTTTGAGCAGCTTTTAAAGTATTGCCATCAACATCTTTTATAGCTTCAACATTTAATAAATCGCCAAAAGATGCATTTGGAACATCAACACTTCTAGCATAAGCTATCGGTTTCAAAGCTTCCAAACCAATACCTTCATCTTGCAATATAAATTCATTGTTTAAAATTACACTAATAGACGAAGCAGTTCCGCTTCTAGTGTAAGTTGCACCCACACCATGTCCATAATCTTTATCTAAATAATTAAGCATATCTGCTTCTGTTTCTAATCTAAATTGGCTCATTGTTTCTGTAATACTAATGAGACTAAGCCTGTGTTATCAGGCTCAACTGTTTTAACTAAAAATGTAGTTGCTGCAACAAGTGTATTACCCTGATCTGTTGTTATAGCATCTACTCTTAATTCATCGTTTTGTGATATGAATGGAACGTCTGTAGCTTTTACAACTGCTCTTGGCTCAAAACCATCTACATCAACAGTGCCACCACCAATTCCAAAATATTCCTGATCTATTATCAAATTAATGACACTTGTATTACCATCATCAATAAAACTCATAGTATCAATCAATGGAAAATCATCAAAGAAGTTCTGCTGTTTTTCAATAAAAGTTCCCGTAACACCATGACCTGTTGTGGTTTCTACATAGCTTGAAAAATCAGCAGCACTCTCTAATGGCATTATTTTTTACTTCTTTTCTTAGGTTTAGGAGTTTCAGATTTTTCTAATCCTACGCTTCTATTAGTTTCTTTTTTTGGCTTGCCTTTGTATTCTTCAGCTTTACCATAACCAACCAATGATCTTCCTTCATCAATAGGAAGCTCAACAACATCACCTGCTTTTACTTTTTCTTTGTTAGCAACTGTGTCGCTTAGTATTAAATATTTCATATACCCACCTTTTCTAAGTTGGGTGGCAATTAAGCCACCCATTTTGTTAGTTGTTAAAACCACTCAATTATGAAGCAGCACAGAAAGACACAGCGTGTCTAACAGCTACATCAACTGATTGTAAAGCAACTATTCTTACTGTTCCTGAACTTGAAGATGTATAAGGATCAACAACAATGTCTAATCCACCAAACATTCCAATAAGTAAGTCATTAAAGTTACCAAACACATAATTGTTTGCAGTTAACTGTGGAGATACAACTGCTCTGTAGCCATTGATCTCGTCATTAACAGCAACAAATTGTGCTGTGTTGGTTGCTTTTTCAGTAGTTTTCAATGTGCCATAGTTAGTTGGATGCACAATATAAGCTAGATCACCAAGTAAAGCATTATCTACTCTAATTGCTGTTTCCATACTTACAAGCTCTGCGAAGGTTGGGGCAGCAGCACTTGAAAGTGATACTGTG